GCTGTCTTAGCAACATTTGGTGCAAGAGATGGATAAGGAGGAATATTTACTACAGCAATAGACATTCCGTTAGCAGGCTCGACTGGATCTTGTGGAACTAATCCAGGAACACCATACACGGACGAGAAAACACCATCTTCATCCATAATCAGACGGTCTTTACGTCCTAGATAGAATTCATAGTCTGTAGTAAATTGTTCGGTAGGAACAGGTGTGATGATCGCGCCGCCAGTTGGGCCGCTAGGCGTAGAACCCGCGGATGGATTTGGCGAAAGATCAGCAGTAGCCGCCGAAGTTGTGAATGTGATTGTATCATCAAAACGTGGACGGAAATCCAGTGTGTCACGAAGATCATACGTGATACCAGTTGTGGGTGATGAATATACTGGAATCTGTTCTGTGCGAATTGTGCCAGCGGGCGTAGTTTCATCGTCTACTGGATATGAATCGACAACACAGAAGTTATATGTGGTCGAAGGCGATCCAGTATGTGTGAAGTAATCGAATGTTACTACGAGTTTAACATCTGTCAAGTCTAGAGTTACACCGGGCTTCTTTACAATTCTAGCATTAGCATAGAAGCTATCTCTTTGTCCATTGTCAAATGTGAACGAAGAAGTAACATCTGTTCCACCTGACTGAATATCGGCAGCGGCTTCGGTATAATCACCCATCATAATAGAGCGTAAACGATAGCCATCCGATGCACCGAGAGTGTATGTACCAGATGTATCAGCGGAAGCATTTGTATCAATTACTACAACTGCGCTTTCCTTCAAGGCCTTTGTAATTGAATTTGCATCTGCTACTTGAACTTTACAGAGAATGCGAACATTGGTGGCTGCACTAATAGCACCTGGGAATTGAACAGTAATCTGCGATCCAGTATTTGTTACGGTAACGCCAGAACCATTCAAATCAAGAACTGAGCCAACTTCATATGCAACACTGTTGATTGTGCAAGCAGCCTTTGTAGTAACAATAATGTTATTGTCAACTTCTGTGGGTGTCAGAGTACCAACAGTGAATGGGAAAGTCTCGTTTCCACTTACCGAGAAAGTAATACTGTTACTGCTATCGATGGTATCTTCGAACTGCTTGGTATAATAGAAGCTATTATCATAGGAACCAGATGGCTTAGTAGTTTTCAATGCTCTAGCAGGAAGTTTGTAAAGAAGATTGTTAAACTTACTTTCGTAAATTACTGCCTTAGATGTGGTCAAAACAACGTCTGCATGTCCATCCGCTGTTGTATTATAGTAAACACCCTTTACATCTTCGAAATTATAAGAAGATGCCATTTGAATGTCATACAGATACATGCGATATTGTGTATTATATGCACCTGGATTTCCATCTTCTAGAAGCATATAACGAACTCTAGCGGTACCCATTTCGGATCCAGGTGCAGCGGTCGCAGATTGAGCACCACCAGCAGGAGATCCAGATGTACCAACTGCATTTGCTGCGGCGGTTCTAAGTGAAACTGTATCACCCGATGCTACGTCCCAGTTACCACAAACGTTATCTACGAGAATGTAGTTACCGAATGCGGTTGCGATTGGAACTTCACTATCTGTAGAAGTGGTATTACCCTTAGGAACAAAAATATATTCCGTTTGTTTCGTTTCGTAAGCGTAGCCACGAACGTATGCTTTACCAGCCTCAAAGCCAATAGCCAGCAACGTTTCATCACCACCAGCAGCGGGGTTATCTATATTATATGGAATAAGACCGCCGTTGGTTCCTGTATCAAGATGTTCTTTGATTATGATAGGAAATGATTTTACTGTGTAATTTCCAGATTCATCATATGTGCGCTTGGCCAAATTGCGACCAAGATCAGCATAGATACGATCTTCTGAAATAACAGTCTGGACAACACCCTGGACAATATTAATATATTGACAGAAATCTTCTGAGACGGTATCTTCGGGTCCAAATTTTACTAGATTGGCTTGAGCCACATATCTGTCTGCACCCGGTGCTGCATAGTTAAATGAACCCTGTGCTGGATCTAGAAGAGTTTGATCTTCTTCTGGTGTAACAATACTTTCTGCGATTTGGAAGCCAATTTTATATGTGGGTACAGAAGTATATTTGTCTAGTTCAACGGTCTGTGCTGCAAATACAACAAACTTACCGTCTAGAAAAATTACACCATCCGATAGTGTTAAGAAAGAGCCTCTACCAAAATAAAAGTTACCATTCTCTACTGTATCATCAACGATGAATTCATCACCAATCTGCGTAGGTGTAGTAGATGCAGTAACTCTTAGTGTTTCGCCAGCAAAAAAGTGAACTGCCGATGTTTCGCCATCACCTGTTAGATAACGAAGATAGATTGTATTAAGGTCTGGACTAGCTGCTTCCGATCCTGGAATTGCATGAACAATTTCTGCTTGAATGCTTGAAGTCAATCCAACTATCGTCGCGCCAATATAATCTTCAAGATTAGAGATTTGAATGCCAGCAGTATCCGCATCTAGAACTTTTACGAAATCTCTGCCAATGTCTAGTTTGAAGTCGCAGCCCTGGACAACGGTACCGTTCTTGAAAATGTGTCCACCGAACTTACCTACCTGATCCTGTAGAACAGATTGAAGTTGTGTAAGTTCTCTAGCCTGAACCGCAAAGCCTGGCTTGAACAAGATTCTATTATACTTCTTGCCAACAGCATCTTGATAGTCATCATAATATGGAGATACATTTAGATCCAGTGCCATGCGCTACTTCTCTCTTAGAAATTAATTATTGTTCTAACTTTTTCGACTTGATCCTCTTGTCTGTAAATATATTCGCGATTTTCTATATAAAGAATTTCGCCAGTAGTATTCACAACATCAGGCTCTGTTAGTGTATTTATAGTCAAATTTGTGACGCCAGTAGTTCTATTTGTTATTGTGCTGCTTTCCAAAATTACTGGAATTACAGGAAGAAGATATACTTGATCGGTAGCAGCACGAGTTTCTACAACAATAAATCTACCACCTGTATCTGTCCAAATTTCATCATCGATAGAATATTTTGTAACATCATCAACAGTTATGATGTGACATGTGGTTCCAGTATCATCGGAGAAATTAGTCAATTCTGGGTCAAGAATATTTTTTACAATACCTAGTTGACGGAAATCATTGTTGGTGAAGTAATCTGTTGTATCATTGTCCAAGTTTACAGAAATACATGCTGTTTTAGCTTGAAGTTCTTTAACAGGATTTGCACCATGACCGTTATAAGGAGAGACAGTTGCTCTTGCAGTAGCGCCCGAACCTGCTCCTAGAATATTTGCGAATGATATTTCAGCGAAAGTATAACCTGTACCCTGATTGGTAACAGTAACACTTTCTATTGCACCAGATAATCCAACCGTTGCTACTGCTTCTGCGCCGGTACCATCACCTGCGATGGTAACTAAAACGTCACCCGTAGAATAATTTGAACCACCATTTACGATTTCAATTCTATCTAGGGTACCCTGAACAGCGGCCGCTTCGATATTTTCTTGAATAAGTGAGGTGGGATTACTACCAAGTGTTACTGTCGCGACCGCGCCAGAGCCGGTACCATTATCGACAATTTCAATATACGCGAAGGTATAACCGTAGCCCTCGTTTGTAATATTAATATCGGTTATAGCGTCTCCAGTAACTACTGCTACCGCAGTTGCGCCTACGCCATCGCCGTGAATAAGAACTGTAGGAAGATCGCCCGAATCATAATCGGCGCCACCATCCGTTACAGTTATTTCATCAATATTACCGTTGATATCATATAGAGGAATACCAACACCTGCCATCTTACGAACAGGAATATAATCTGTTGTCAAGAATTTAATCTGATCCGATGCTTCTACTTTGAACATATACTTCCATACATATCCATCTGGAAGCATAAAAGCATTCACCGTATCCGTGCTATTCGGTTTACTAGTGCTTGCTGCGCCATAATTGTTATTCAAACATTTATAGACTCGATAGTCGTCCGTCATTACATAGAAGTCTTTTGTTGATAAGTCAACAATATCATCATATTGATCGTAAACTGTGCCTTCTTGCCAATCAATTCTTCTTACCGCAAGAACTACGTCCGTGGGTTGAATACGTTTGACCATCATCATATTTCTATGAGTTTGACCATTATAGTATTCGGTGTCGAGAGGAGTCTCTGGAGACTCCTCATCTGACCATTGAGTTGTTTTACCTACGAACAGATAGAAGAAGTCGTTTTCGTTTGCAATGTCACGATAAAAACTTCTCGCTAATTCTTGTCTCGCAAGATTTCTTAGCAATAAGGCCACAGTCTATAACCTATTATTCTACAGTGACAGTCCAAGTGATTGTCATCGAGTCACCCGCTGCCTTGTTGATAACAGCAAACTCGGTGCGGCAAAGCATTGTGCCACCAGTAGAGTTGTTAAGAATACCAGCTTCTGTAACCGCGCCAGTACCTGTGCCAGCTGGGAATGTTGCAACATACTCAACCGAATTATTGGTAACAGTTGAAGAAGTTAGAGTAACCCGACCCAATTCCGATTCGAGGGTAGTATCACCAGCAGCTGGATCAGTTGTGCCGGAACCAATTGCCATATGCGACATAACTGTAGCAGAAGTGCCTGCCATGCGCGAAGCAATGTAATCTAGACCCGTATCAACAACCAGGTTGGTTACGTTTAGTTCTTGCTTTAGTTCGCCGTTATTGTCTAGAACGACAATTGACAACTTACCATTAGCTGAAAGGAAATCCTTATTTCTCATGTGTATTGTACCTTCTTGTTAAAATGAATAGCCTGCGCCAACATAATCACCCGACGCAAAATCTCCTGACCAATAGTCTTGTATATTTATAACACCAGAATCAGATGCCGCTACGTTTTCAATCGTTGCTTTAGAAATACTAGAACTTCTCTCTTCATTCGTATGAAGAATTTCTACCTCTTGGCCGGAGGTAGAGGAAATTGAAACATCTTCATGGAATGAATGTTGATGTTCGTAGTAGTATGTAGTATCAGTTTTTGCTAGTCCAGTTTCATTGAACGATGAATCTGAAATAGAAACACCGTCAGATAATACCTTATGAATAGAAACTTCTGCCACATCCGTGATGATTGGATCATCATTCGGAATCATAAACATCGGGCTAATTTCATCGATATTTTCGGTTACCGTTACAACATCATTTACTTGTTTACTGAATACAACATATGGCACACTTTCTGAAACGGAAGTTGTATCAGAGACAGATTTATCAACACCAATTGATGCATTATCAATCGCGGATAATATTACGTCTGGTGTAATCATATAATCTTCGGCGAAATAGTCTTCGCCAGCTAGAAGATATGGTGCAGCCGTATCTACGTTTTTATCAAGATACTTGTAGAAGTGAGATACAGAACTGTCATTAAATGTAAATGTATCACTTACTGTTCTCAGGAATCCAAAATAGATTGCATCTGTTGTTACCGGAATATCAAGTAGAGATTTTTCAACATCAAAGTGATCGATCATGTCGCCCATAATGGGTGTATCAATCACACCCTTACCAACATCATTAATAACTTCTTCTGAGAATCCATTTGATGTATCAGTTAAAGTTTTTCCTACATGGGAAACGTGTTGGTCGGAAGTTTCATACGTATCAGCTAGAGCCTTAATGAAGTCAACTGTATGTAGATCGTCAAGCATTAGAATTTCAACTGGGAATTCGTAGAAATCTATTGGCTGTCTATTAACTTCGAATGCTGCGCCTAGATCAATTGATGCTGTAATTAGAAGTTCACCGAACACCGCCATACCAGCTGGATGGACGGTGTCTTTTACCATTTGCATCCAGTTTGACTGTGGCACTTTAGAACGAATTACATATGAATGGTTCTGATAGTAATAGTTGTCTTGCAACATATTGATATCAGATGGCATACCTTGGCGATTTTTATTTCTACCAGCCTTACTTGAAATTGAGCCCGTTGTCAGGCCAAGCATACACACGCTGCCGGTTGGCGATTCAATCGTATATGTAAAGTAACCCTGTTCGAATTCGCCGCCGCCAGAGAATATTTCGTAACTGGTTGGTTCTTCGTTTGCATTAACCGTTACAACTTGAACGCTTGCCTTGTTATCTACACCTATCTTAACATAATCACCAGCAAAATAGTTTTGAGTAGTATCTGTAAATGTGTAAATGTATGCACCGGCAGATCCAGATTCCACCACATCATAAATTTGACCTGCCTTGAAGCCGAGTGGATTAGTACCTTCGCAACCAAGAGATTCAACACTTTGTAAGGTTCTAGAGATATAACCATACTTAATTGTAGGATTATCATTTAGATATAAGAATGAACGAATAGGCTTAGTATCAAACTCGACAATCGTATCTGCTTCTAAGTATCCACTACCATTTGTGTCGATTGTGACATATTGAACACCTCCGCCATCACTTGTTAGATGCGTAGTAGCAGTCGCACCAATACCACCACTTGGGCTGATAAAGTTAACTGTTGGATTTGCAAAATATCCACTACCTTCCGCGTCCATGGCACGAATAAATCTATGATTTACGCCGCTACCCACGGAATTAAAGTTAATAAAATATTCTTTAGTGAATACGTGATAATTTCCTACGCCCTGATTGGTAAGATTTAATGCATTGTATGAAGTGAGTGATACATAATCTTCTGCAAAATAGTCGGTTGCGGCTCCAGTATCAGTAACATATCTTGGATCAGAATCTATTAATGTTTCTGCTATCTTTATGGTATTCGCGTCTACCTTAATTACATAATATACTTGTCTGTCAGATAATCCACCGATTGCTGTGGAGTCTGCGCGATAAACCACTAGATCACCGGTCAGAAATCCGTGTTTTGGAATTGTGATGGTGTCATTTGAGATATTTACATTTACACTTCTCGCAAACACTGTGGCTGGATCGCGAGTGAGATTTATTCTATCCGCATATAAACGAATATAATTTTGATCTAGTGCTTTAACAAAATAGTGGCGATAAGCCAACATGCCACCAATAGGGGTGTAGCCATTTGGATCATAAATTACAACATCCCCAGTGGCGAATCCGTGGCTAGGAATAAGAATTCTTCCGTAGTCAAGACTTACCGAAGAATCTGTGGTATCAATATAATCTTCTGCGAAGTAATCAACTGTGTCAGAAACATATGCTTCCGAGTTTGCGCCAGGATCAAATGTCTTTGAATTGTATTCTGGATCACCAGTTACTGCTTTTATTTGCCCATCAACGATTAACGGAATAGCGTTTGCACCAGCACCCGGCAATTGAATTGTATCGTTTTCGAGATGTTCTACTTTCAACTCATATGTAGGCTGAGTTGCATATGCAATCTGTGTTACTTCAAAAACTTTTATTGTATGTGTCACAAAAGTTTGCACATTACCTATTGTTTTATAGGTGTATATCTTTACAAACTTACCCTCTAGTTCAAAAGGATTTCCAGCCACAGTATCGTCTGTGACAATTCTCATTATATTATCTTTTAACCAAATACCATCAGATGCTTTTAGAATTTGTGTGGAAGGATAAAAGATATCAATATGATCATTGAAGAATGTTCTGAATATAAACTCGATTGCTCGTTCTGAACCCTTCGCTTCATAAAATTCTCGAATGAATTTTATTAGACGCTGATCGGTAATGGCCGAATCTTTCGGAAACATTTGAAGAAACTGTTCGCGATAAGATGGCAGAAATGCTGATAGTGTATTGTTGATATCAGAAAATGATTTAGCATTCAACAGAACATTATTTACCTGGTCGTTCTGATCTAGAAACTCATAATATTTTTCTAGAAATAGAACGAACTGAGGATATTCACCTCTGATATAATCTGGAACTTGATTTGCAATCAAATAAGCCAGAGAGTTTTTAAAATCTGACATTTATTATGTTCCGATTATAGTAATATTAGTTCCAGAAATATAATTTTCATCTGCAACAATAGATGAAGAATCTTGTGCTATTACCAAACTTTTATTTGCATACGGTGTAGTTGCATATGTATAAGATGAATCTTCATTAACTGGTGTCATAATAATATCAGGTGATGTTGCTTGTGGTTTGATGTAAATTCTCAAGTATACATCATTCTCTACACCTGTGATCAAAAGATTATTTAATAAAATTTTGCCATTTGTATAGTCTATTGTACCAACACCAGAAGAGATCAAAACATCACTAGTATCATACAAATCTAAGATTCCAGTTACTGTGGGATCATCGGAATAACTATCACGAAGATAACAAACAACTGATTTACCAGATGGTAAAATTGTATTAAAGTGATTGGATCTTACCGAATTCGGAGCAATGGAAGAATTATATGACAACGAGATTCTGTTATTTTCATTGAGATATGGCTGATATGCACGATGCAAATTCAATTCAATGTTAGTTGAATAAATTGCAGATGACACACTATTCAGTAGTTGTAAAAATTCTGAGTAGTAAAAACTCTTTTTAGTCTTAGAGGTCACATTGACAAAATAATCACTGATATACGATTGTATCGTATTTTGAATAGTTGCCGCAGTTGCCGTGGTATTTTTCTTGTTATATCTTACAGTGATATTCATACTAACATACAGATATGTTGGATCAACAAATACTGGCTGAATACCGACAACCCCACGCGGCTTTAGAATGTCTCTTGCAATCGCTTGTTTATCATTTTCAGTGACAAAGCTATTTGGCAAAGGTTCAATCGAAATGAACACCTTACCATAAATCGGAGGATCATTTTCTTCTCCACCCCAAACAGAAATGGAGTTGATATTAGCATATTGACTTTCGATCAATGCGGTATAATCGTCTGTAGTGACCGCTCTATTTTTTGTAGCGTTGAACTTGGGTGCCAAGAAACGAATTGAATCAAGAGATTGCTTTTCAGATCCGCCATATGATGGATCTCCAGATATTGAAATCGATTCTCCTGATCCAATAATTTGAGTCTTGGGCATAATTCCAGAAACAGAATTTGCAGCATCACCGGCACTAACTTGATACTGTATACTGACAATATTTCCTTGTGTCAATTTTGCACCTAGAACATCATCACCAAAACGAACTTCTGTGAATCCATCCGAGTTTTCTTCAATAAAAAATACTTTTGATGTTCCGTCAACTGTTAAAATGTTATCATTTAAAACATAGGTGGAAGTAGTCACTTCGGTAGATGACTGTTGCACTTGAACCAAAATAGTCGATGTATCAACATTTTGATTCAGAAGAACAAAGGGTCCAGATACATTATCCGCTGTTACGGTGTATACATCTGTTGTTCTAACTCCCTCGACCAGCGTTACGTCAAACGAAAAAATATTTCCACTTTTAGAGGCAGTAGCATCGGTCAATGAATAAAAAGTATATGTTATTCCATCTGCGCCCTTGCCGGTGAACGCAACATTTTTACTTAATGTCGCGCTTGTAGAAGTATATCCACTGGGAGGAGTAACATTGATTGTTGCATCTATTCTAGCCGAACGTCTGGATCTAGGAGTATACCCCAATGACTTGGCAATCGACACTGCCGAAGAACGCTTGATAGCACTATCGATAAACATTTCATTTGCTAGAAGGTGAGCAAGAGTAGCATTATAGTGAGTGTTATATGCTAGAACATCTAGAATGACAGACAAGGCCGAGCCGTCAAAATTATAGTCCGAAAACTCGCTCTGACCTTCCAGGAATGTTTTTAGATTTTGTCTGATATCAAAAAAATCTAATTCTGTAACATTTAGTTGCGCCATATTATCTGCTTCTTCTTAGAATAGTTGAAAATGTCAGAGGACCTTCCACACCGAAGACATAAAATAAAATATTTACCGTAAAGGCATTTCGATCAAAATCAGGCACAACTTGAACTTCCTGCGCCCTTACTCTCGGCTCATATCTGTTGATAAGTAACTCTATCTCTAATTGTAATCTATTAGCAGTAACTTCGTCCATATTTTCAAACAACAAAGCATAAACCGGAGACCCTAGCTTAGGCTGAAATGGACGCTCAAAATACTTTGTCAGTATCAAAGTTTTGAGGGACTGCTTTACCGCATTCACATCGTATTTCTTCGCCAAATCACCAGTAACGGGATTCGCGGCGAATGAAAAGTCTATATCAGAATATATTCGGTTTACTTGTTTTGTGATCATAGGTATATTTATACGAAAAGTTAGCCGCGAAGACCGGGCATTTGATCGAATCTTCCTTTTGCTCCGTATGGTCTATCTTCGTAGAAAGATTGTGCCCAGCCACGAACTTCTAATGTAGCAGGACGTCTTAGACCAACGTGAACCCAAGGACCATTGCAACGAGATGGAGCATGTTCATACAATAATTGATCATATGGAATACGTAGACCTGCTATGATATTTGCAACATCTCTATGTTTTCCTCCCACATATCCGCATCCACCAAACTGCATATCGGCTGCCCAGCCCACGTTGTGCGCTGATCCATTTGAATTATTTCTCAGTGTGGATGTTATAATAAATCTTGGTCCAAATCTTTCGCGGATGGGATCAATACATAATACAAAAAGATCACGTAAATTTTGTAATACTTGTCGCGCACTAAATCTTTGTCCACCAATATTTCTTGCACCAATAGCGGAAGCGCCTAGAGCAGGATGTAATGCTTGATGGAGAGTATAAAAATGCGACAGTTTAAAGTTGCCCATATTATTGAAATTACCACTGGAAGGTATAGGTGGTAAAGTTTGTCCCTTAAAATCTACGTTTGTATTTGTTCTAACGCCAGGTGCTGCTGGTACTGGCTGTCCTGGTTCAGTTGATGTGGGTGCGCCGCCCTCTCCATCCATAAAACTTGGACTACCATCACTGTTTGCGCTACCACATCCAGGATCTTCATACGGAGATTCATTTACTGCTTCCGGTGGCGCTTCTGATGGCGGGGCGGTACTTGCGGGAGTACCAGATGTTGGTGCCCCACCAGCAGGAGGAGTAGTCGATGTTGTCGGTGCATTAGAGTTTGCTGCTGGTGGATTTGTGGGTGTATCTGCCATTTGTTCCTCTTACGCTAACGCCGTATCGTCGTTTGTTGTTGCTCTAGTATCGAAGTCTATACCACCAGCCGCACTTAGTGGTTGACTTTGGCCGCCTGCGCCAGAAGAAGTTACGCCGTCTGCGCCACCTGCGATAGGTGATACTGAAATCGACACCGGCTTTTCAACTGGAATCGGATTAGCAAGTGTAGCAATCTTGGCGCCAGCTGCTTCGCTTGCAGGATCAGCAGAATTTGCCGACCCGGCTGTCGTGGCGGATCCAGGTGATACTGGACTTGCGCTGCCCTTGATATCTGTGGTATCATCAGGTGTATTATGTGTACCCTTGAGATTTGTGGTTGCCGCATTCAGAGTAGAAACGTCAATCGTTGGCGCGCTAAACTTAGAAGACGCAACTTCAGGTGCCTTTAGATTGATATTACCCGCACCCTCAACATTAATCGCCGCGCCCGACTTGACGTTTGTTGCGGCTGCCGAGTTAACATTTACTGCATTAGCAGACTTGACGTTGATGGAATCTGCACCCTCAACATTCACCACATTTGCAGATTTGACGTTTGTAGCAGCAATAGACTCTGCATTAATTGAACCTGCGGACTTGATATTTGTGTTACCTAGAGATTCGATATTAGTATGAGTACCAGACTTGCTATCGATTGTTTCAGCAGCCTTATTCAAGATAGATCCATCTGTGTCTTGATTGATATTTCCAACAGAGGTATGATACGAAATACCTGCTACCTTTACGTGATAGTCGCCCTTCGAAGTTGTGCGATATCCACTGGCAGTTGTATTGTGAATGCCATCGATTGTAGAAATGAAGTTGCCCGCGCCATGAACGTGCATGTCGCCCTTGTTGTCGTGGGAGAATACACCATCATTTCTGATAAAGATACCACCACCAACTGACAAGCCAAAATGACCCGCAACGTTCAAGTTGAAATCGTTATGCACATCCATGTTGACTTTACCGTTCATTGTAAGGTTTGCGTCACCCATTATTATGACGTTACATTCCCCAGCAACGTGAACGTTTGCTTTACCTTCAATAAGAATATAACCATTATTATCGATAATCGTATAATTGTCGCCGACAACCTTTGTTACTTGTGTACCGTTCGGCCCAATTTCTTGAAATGTTCCTGATTTATGTGCAGTGTGTAGACGTTCTGCGCCAGGTGTATCATCGATTTCTGTAACGTGGCCAGATTCCGATGCAGTAACTTTGTTGTATGGATACTGTGCTGCATATGGAGATTTGGGTTGCGACCAAGACGCACCATGTCTGCCAGCCTTAGGAACATCTCGTTTACGAAGAGCATTTTTAGCGGCTGGCGATGCACCCGTGCTTAAAGTTTCCTGTCTTGCGCCCTGTGATGCAGGATCGTTCTGGATATGCGGCGAGTTTACACCAACCGCTAATGGATTTGTGTCCGGCTTACCGCCCAAATCTTTCTTAGGATATTGACCTTTAGGATCGGTATATCCACGAGAAGAATCATTTGTAGGTGGAATAGCAACTGCACTAGGAGGTGATTGTGATAGAGCCTGTGCCGGGTCTGCCGACGCAGGATGCTCAACAGCATCGTCTTGTGTGGGATTAGTATTTGGTGATGGAGTCGCAATAGGAGGAGCAACTCTAGTTACTTCCTTTTTAGTAGAAGCAAAGCCCTTTTGATCTTCTACAATCGTGGTTTTAACTACGGAACCATCACCATACTTTTCGGTGACAACCGTTGTAGTAGTACCATCGGTGTTTGATTTACTTGGACCCTGTGCAGCCACGGGAGTATTATTCGAAAAAGTTTTCTTGACTTTTTCTAGATTTGGTATAAAGTCACTTTGAATTGCAATTTTCGCAGTTGCAAGATCAGTAGATAATGCAGTATCACCACCAACTTTATTCTTGTCAAGAAAAGTTTTCTTTAGAAATTCTAAATCAGTTACGCCATTTTTTCCTAGTTCGATACCTAGATCACCCAAGCGCAATGCTTTTGCATCTTCACCCATAGTTATGGCAGCGCCTCTTGCTCTCTCAGTTTGTGAAAAGGCGGCACGAATAAGGGTCTCTGCCTTAGTATATAAGTTTTCTGTCGTAATAGAGTTGAAAAACTTCAAGTCGTCGGTTACAGTCAACACAAAGTTTTTACGTTCTGGTTGATACTCGTAAACGATAGTAAAATCAGCAACTTTGACAGTCATCTTTTCAATATCTGAGGCAGTTGCTTTATAATTATTGATGCGCTCTTGCTTAATAGCGCCATCAATAGCAGCCATAAGCATATTATACTGAGGCGATCTACTATCAATCTTATCAATAAGATTTACAGATGCAACAGGAGTACCACCAGATGATACTGTTATCACACCGTTGGAGGCTGTCCACTGATACGCAACTTCGACGGACCCATGTGTAGTTTTGATCGGATTTGGATCGACTGGCGGAGTCGATGCTTGAGTTGGACCACCTACAGCAGCGGCAACTTGAGTTGATGGTAGAGAGGGAACAGCATCAGCCGATGCAGCACCAGTGGGTGGCGGTTCTGGTACTGTAGCTGGTGTTACTGGTAAATATGTAGATACAATCTGTCCTTCTGCGGGCAATTCTGCCACGCTAGGAACAGAGCCACCGAGCATATCTGTAACACCAGATGCGGCCGAAGACAATGCTCCAGATACTGCGCCCGAAGCAGAGTTTAGTGCGCCCTGTGCATTACCGGCAATTCCAGCTACCGCACCTGTCGCGGAAGATGCCGCCCCAGATACCTTAGATACCGCAGATGCGCCAAGTGCCGATGCGGCAGCAACTGGATCTTTTGCGCCAGCTGCAACAGAAGTAAGATTGTTTGCAAGACTCAATCCAGACGCGGCAGTGGTTGCGGTGTTTAGTAGACCACTTGCTGCTTTCGAGGCTTGATTTTTCAATGATTCCATCGATGCAGAACCAGCACTACTAATAAGAGATGTTAGTTCTGGTTTAGTCATTCCAATTGCGGAAATAGATGCAGCCTTTGCTTGCTCAAACTTATCTAGGAGTCCTTTTTTCGCACCAGTAGATTCTATAAGTTTTGTGTTCAATGCAGGTAGTGCCGCGCCCACATTACCCATTTTGTCAACTTCGGATGCAATCAAATCAGAAATCTTGGCGGGATCAGTTATACCATCGATTGATGCTCGAAGCAGTGCTGTGGATCCAGGCGGACATAATCCTCTGCGGTTCAATTCATTTATCACCGCGGTCTGCGGATCATTGGCAAGACCAAAGCCAGACTTTAACGATTCACCAATAAAACTTAGTGATGCGGGATCAACTTTTCCACTGGCAGCGGCCGCGCCGACAGCAGCACCAACCGCGGACATGGCAGTATCTTCTACTTGTTTTGCTAGGGCAGTGATTTGTTTCGCACCAGTTGCAACATTTCCGATAGCTGATATAGTAGGAACGTTTGCTTTAGACGCTAAACTACTGATAGATGAAACTTTACTTGAAGCCGAACTAACAGCAGATTTGATTGATGAAATAGATTTTAGTGCAGAACTTGCGCCCGCTGGTAAAACACTTGATGCTTTTTGTAATGCATCCTTGGCTTTATCAATCTCGGCTAGCTTATCTTTTACTACACTTGCTGCAATGCCAAGTCCAGCGTCAAGAATACTAGCAACATCACCCGGAATTACTCCGGATTTCGCAAGCCCAGCCACCACGCCATTAATATTCTTACCAGAAATGACGCTAGATAAGTCTTTAGCAGTTTCTAATAATGCTTTGGTGCTTATTTCTGTAGTTGGCGCTCTAGCGCCTTCTTTCAATAAAGGCTTATCACTGTTGATGTTTTTTGGCTTTTCTGCTACTGCATTCCAACCAGTATCATACCAGAACTTAGAATTGATACCGTCCGCATTTGTTTTGATTACGCCTTGTGAGAACTTAATAGCATCGTCTAACTTAGAGCATAGAGCAATAGAGACTAGACCTGCAACAGTTTCCTTTGCGGTGTCTTCATTGATAATCTTAGCGTTACTTAGATCGACATATGCCTTCTTGAGATAATAATATGCGGCTTTGTCTTGCATTTCTTCCGAAGTAATGAAAGAAATCATACTTCTTACTGCCGCTTCATGATTTAGCGGAATAGGATTATATAAGAAGAAATATTGTAGATTGTTGGCCGCTTCACGTTTGAAAGGAGCAAAGTCGAAATCTCCGCCTGCATCCTGAACGGCTTCCGCATACGATTTGATGCGCTCGGAAACACCAGGTCCAGTTGGCTGAGATTTGATGCAATCTTCTGCCCATTCTTGAATGGTCGGCTTCAGGAAGTTGATATCAATAAGTTGTGAAATAGTCATTCTATATGCGCCATATTCACCTCTATTGTGAACTTTGCGCCAGATGTTTCTTTTACCATTTACAACATATTTTTGCGAGATAGCCTTTTGACATGCTTCTAGAACCTTGACACATTCTTCTTTGGTCAATTTACCAATGCTACCAATATCAGGTAAAATTTTATCTGTTGTCTTATAACCAGAATTTGCGTTGGCATCTTGTACCGTTGTGACAACACTATTGAGAGTTGTCGAAGCCACTTTAGATTCCGCTGGTGGCACATCTGCAAGTGCAAGTGAGCCGGCGATTATGCCGCCTGTATTTCCCTTTGATGCTGCACTTACAATTGCTAGGCCGGCGGATAGAGTTTTTGCAGTTGCACTATCAACTACACCTAAACTCTTTGCTGTAGCTAATAGCTTTTGTGGATTATTTAATGTGCTTGTAGATAAACCAGCAGAACCGATAGCAATGTTTTTATTGATCGTATTTGCTTCTGATTTATTGATAACACCAGTGGCTGATAGAGCATTAGTGACTACTGATAGAGAAGGAGTTTGACCCTTCGAAATAGAATTTCCGATTGCAAGCCCAGACTTAACTAGAGTGGCTTGAGAATTAGAAATAACACCAGCAGACGAAAGAGCGTTAACCGTAGAAGTTAGATCAGGAAGACTTCGTGTCTTTACTGCCTTAGTTGCTGAATTTAGTAAGCTGGTTGCTTGTAATAAAGACATTTAAAACTCCAATTATGCCGAAAGTGATGCCGCGGTATATTTGCGAGCATAGCTTTCCACTTTAGCAAGATTTTCTCTACCAAATGCTGAGCCTGTGCTGAAACCTGGACGGCCACCAGTCGCGTCTGTAATAATTCTATTAGCTTCGGACTGACTTCTGGCTGTTTTTGATCTTACGTTTCCAACATAAAATGCGAAAAACGCTTTGATTGCAATTGTTTTATCTGTAAGAAGTAAATCTGGATTTCCTTCTAAGTCAGCGCCAATTCTTTGTCCTATTTGTCTATAGTTTGCTCTACCGGTAAGTTGGTTGAATCCTTTACCTCGATAGTTCCACCCATCTCTACCCCCTCTATTGCCATTGACGCTGGCATAGATATAATTAGCAAGGGCTTCCGGTTGATTTGCATATTGAACCGCACCAGTTTTTCTCGGCCAAACTTGACGTATTCTATTAGCAGAATAGTTCATATTTTCTGCACGAGGGAATTGAAGACCAGATTCTTTTTCTGCCAGAGCAACGAATGCAATTGACATATAATCGTCGTATCCCATACTTTTTGCAGTTTGGAATATTGCTTTGGCATTTCCACCAGATGCGCCAGACACTTGAATATCTAACGGGCCGCTACCGCTACCATCGGAATTAGAATTTCCGCCTGCTGGAGCGCAAGGATCGCCTTCGAGACCACCCGGTACCGCGCCAACTGTGCCAAAGAACATGGGATGCTGACCATTAGATCCATCTGCAAAGAAACCTACGACCCACGTACCAGTGACTACACCGTTAGCAGATCCACCAACACCAGAAATGGAAGGATTATTTGCCGGCATAATAGGAAATGCCCATGGCAAATCTTCTGTGGGTAATGCTTCTTTATCGTCTATATGATAACCCATAATACGAACACGGCATCTACCCATGCGAAGTGGATCGTCGCGATCCTCAACCACGCCGAACCACCAGTAGAACTGGCCAGCATTATTAGTTGTTCTATTATCCATCATAGTATAAAATCTCCGTCGATCTATTTAGCTACCAGGAGTAGATGCTGGTTGTGGCGGATTAGGAGCAGAAGTATTTCCAGTTCCAGGTGAAGTAGTCGTAGG